TATTATGGACACTATTGTTGAAATGGCACACACAGCAAATAGTTTTAAGGCTTATAGAGAGATAGCTGAATTTGGTATGGGTAATTTTATATTTAGAAATAGAAGAGATTATATTGAGTTTGCAAAGAAAAATGGAATTACATCACCAAGAGATTTAGTAGAGATAAAAATATCTAGACCATACAATCTAGATCTACAGAAGATATTCAAAACTGGTAAGGAACCTATGTTGACTTTACCAGAGATAGCAAAAGCCATGAAAGACAACACATTAATCATGGACCAAGTATTAAAAATACCTTTTATGAAATCTGCACTTGCAATCAAAGCAGGTGTTCAAATGAATAAAACAGTTTTATCTTTAATGACACAGATGCGTAACATAACTACAGCCGCTATGTTTGCAACAGCAAACGGACACGTAGGATCAGGTGCATCAGTTGCAGATAATTTTAGAATATTATTTGATGATCTTGTTGGTAAAACAAAAAATCCAAAAAAATTAAAAGAAGTTTTACAAGAAGCGTTAGACAATGGTGCGATAGATTCCTCTACAATCGCACAGGAATTAGAACAGATGATACCAGAACTTATGGGTGGATCTAAAATACCTACAGGCATAAAAGATGGAAAATTAACAGCAACTACAATACTTGAAGGAGGAACCTCTGATAATATACTTGCACACCTTTTCTCAAACAAAGGAGCTTTGGGTAGGGTTGTTGGTAAATCCATAGAAGCGTATCAATTAGGTGATAATTTGTGGAAACTTTTTGGTTATAATTATGTAAAATCACAGATGAAACCAGCGCTTAGAAATTTAGATGATGTTAAAAAATATTTTAAACAGGTATACAAGTATGATTTTAAACCAGTTAGAGCTGATGGCACTAAAAAATCTTTAGATGATGCTATCAAAGAAATATCCGGCATTGAGATAAGAGATACATATCCAAACTACTCTATGATACCGACTTTTATACAAAACGTTAGAAAGTTTCCATTCTTTGGAAATTTCGTTGCTTTTACATCAGAGATGTATAGAAATTCATTTAACATAGTTAGAGGCGGTATGCGTAAGATGCAATCTGACAATCCATACATAAGACAGATTGGTGCAAGACAATTAATAGGTTGGATGACAACTGTTGGAATTGCAACACCTGTAGCTATGAATGCTGCACAGAAGATGACGGGTATTACAGAAGAGATGTACAATGCATACAAAGATAGATTTGCAGCGCCGTATGAAAAAGCTGCTGACTTAATGCCTGTAACAAAACAACAAGAAGATCGATCATGGAAAGCAAGTAACCTTTCATACCTTGTGCCATACGCTGATGTGGCTGGTCCATTTAAAGCTTATTTTCAAACAATGAGACAGGGAAAAGATACAGATCAAGATGGTTTAGATTTATTTCAAAAATCTCTTGCAGCTTTTGTTGATAGAGCAACAAAATTTTTTATGGACCCTTCAATCTCTGCAGAAACTGCATTTGAGTTAATACCTAAAAACAATATATATAGAAATAAAAACGGTGGTGTTATAGCTGATTCAAAAAATGATCCTGATTGGTTTTCAAAAGTTTTATATCATGTGTACAGAAAAGTTACACCAACAACTATAAGAAGTGCTGAAGAAATAGCGCAAGCTCTCGGTGGTGACCTATCTAAATCTGCAATTAAAAGAGATTTATTTGATACTGTATTAAAAGTATTTACAGGGTTTAGTATAACTAAACAAGATCCACGAACATCAATGAGATTTAAACTTGGTACATATTCAGGATTGTTAGCTGATGTTAATAGTGCATTCCAAAGAGATGTTAACGCTGCTAATAAATTACAAAGAGACGCACGATTAATTTTAAGAGGTTTAGATGCAGAAACAATTGTAAACGAGTATGACAAAAAACA